CCGAGTTGTTCAAATTAATGCTGTTGACCCCGATACTACCACCGAAAGACGCGTCCTGTGCAACGAACAAACGGGAGTTCAAACTCACGTCACCGATGATGTTGGTAAATCCACCGACGAACAAATTGGCATTCAAAGAGGCGTCCTTGGCGACAAAGAGACGAGCATTGAGGGATGCGTCCTTGGCAACAAACAAGTTGGCATTGAGGGATGTGTCACCGATAACCAGGAGACGAGACTGGGCGGTAACGTCACCGACGTGTGTGGTGGCGCCAGCGACGTACAAAGCGGCACTCAATGAGGCGTCCTGAGTGACAAATAGACGAGACGCCAATTTAGCGTCCTTGGCGACAAACAAGTTGGCATTGAGGGAAGTATCCTGAGCAACGAAAAGACGGGAATTCATACTAACATCACCAACTTGTGTTGTGGTACCAGCAACATAAAGTTTGCTATTCAAAGACACGTCCTGAGCAACAAAAAGACGAGAGTTGAGAGAAGCGTCCTTAGCGACAAGCAAATCACCAAGAAGAGATGTCTTGTCAATAACCTGTAATTTCGCCCCTGCGGTCATATCGCCGTTAACGCTGGCGGAGCCGGAAACAAACAATCTAGACTGCAAACTAACAATATTGCTGACAGTAAGATTACCGTTCATTTGAGTATCATTGGCGACGAACAAGTTGGCATTGAGTGAGGTGTCTTGAGCAACATAGAGACGAGAGTTCAAACTCACATCACCGACCAGCACCGATTTACCGGCGACAAACAATGCAGAACTCAACGAGGCGTCCCCGGTGACGTAAAGACGAGATGCCAATTTAGCGTCATTGGAGACAAACAAATTCGCATTGAGGGAAGTGTCCTGAGCAACAAAAAGACGAGCGTTCAAACTGAGATCACCGACCATGTTGGTAGCACCGCCGACGTATAGATTAGCGTTCAACGAAGCGTCTTTACCGACAAAAAGACGGGAATTCAAAGACGTATCCATGTAAATGGTTAAACCCTGTTGACCGGTAATCTGAGAAGGAATAACTAGACCCGCTCCGCTACCCGTACCGAAGGTGATGTTGGTACAGTTGATAATACCACTGACTGTTAAGGCGTATAGAGGACTAGCCGGGGCACCAATCCCAACGTTTTGCATGATGGTCGCATTACCGGCGACAAAAAGTGAATTGTTCAAGCTGACATCCTTGTTAAGTGTAGTATAACCACCAACGTACAAGTTGGCATTCAACGACGTATCTTGTCCAACGAAGAGACGCTGGTTGAGAGAAGTATCTCTAGCAACGAACAAGTTGGCATTGAGGGAAGTGTCCTGAGCGACCAAGAGACGGGAATTCATGCTCACATCACCAACGAATTTAGACCATCCACCGACGTATAGATTAGCGTTCAACGATGTATCTGAACTGACGTTCAGTTTCTGACTAACAAAGGTATTTCTAAAATTGTCACTTGTAATGTATTGCGTCTTGTTAAATAACGTATCCAACTGTTGCTGTGCACTGGCGGATAAATCTCTGATGTAAATGAGCTGCGAATTGCTGATGTCGTAGTACTGACTAACTCCGTCATACACGTTCATTTTTGTAGCACTGAACGTCAATTTCGGAACAACCCCATCAGCCGTGGTGTAGAATTTTACGCGATTGTCACTACGAACTAAGACATCTCCGCCACTAATGTCGAGGAAACCTTTCAAATAGGTCTGTCTCTGTCTGTTTGCATTATTTGATTGGTCAAGCCACTGACTCATTGTTGTATATATAATCTATGGTATTATTTTATTATTCTAAAAAAATAATAATATTAGGTCTGTACTATTGACGATAATAAATATTTTTTTAATGTTTACATTGATCCATGGAACTTTTATCTAAATACCATACTACCTACTAAATATAGATCGTTGAAAAAATGTATCCAAACTTCTCAAAAAGAATACGTTTGATACATTTTTTTTTCAACGCATCATAATATACGTAGAATGACATCATTTCTGATAAATCCAGATATTTCTCAAAATATGTATTATGGTGATTTTTTCGTGTTTGAAACGTCGGGTGGTTTCACGATAGAAGAAGGGTTTCCCATAACAATGAGATCATTGCCTTTACAGAAATACGATGTTACCGATGCAATACAAATAGCTTACAGTGTACGCAGGTTCAACGATAAAATCGGTATTATAAAAGACGAGTGCAACAATCAGATATTCGACCTGTTGGCGTGGGATCCTTCAAATCGCATTCTGACCACAGATGATATCACTTTTACAGCGGAAGAATTCCTAAACACCATCAATACGAGCAGCATAATTTCCATGGGAAGCATATCGAGTTTATACAGTGATTTCAATTTTACAATCATGAATTATTTCGGAGACCCTTTAGGATGGGCTAGTTTATTCACTTACAACAATTTCAGTGTCAATAGTGGCGTTTTTGATGCCAGTGCATATATTAACTTGATTAATGGTATCACATTTAATATGGAAGGAACGTATATTACCGACTTATCGGGTAGTTTTACGGTACACGGCATAAATAACAATTTGAAGTACGCATGTCAATATGACCTGTTCGAGAACCGACCGATGGCGGACAAATACGGAATAGAAGACGGTTTTATGCAGGGAGATCTAGTGTTTATTCCGAAAGGAATAAGTGTAACCTTGACACTCAATATCGAGGCGGAGCCTTACCGACACGTCAGGAATATCGGACCTGTTAATTTATCGAAAATAAACAGTGAACTCCAGTATAGTGATCCGAGTACAAACGTCTACAAGGTAACTACGTATTCGAAAACGAACATAACTCAAACGTTTTCGGTTCCGATTTTACTGGTTTTGACAAACGTGGATACTTTCAACATTTCCCAATACGGATACAACTGGACAGATGTAACTACCGCGACGCTGGGTCCCAAAAAATGGCTCGCCATTTCCTTGTCGGCGAATGGCCAGTTTCAGTCGGCGGTCAATTCCGACGGAGACGTTTATATTTCCAACGATTACGGTCAAACGTGGGAAACGCCTTTCAATATTGGGTCCACTCTCGACGGAGAACAATTGAACGAAAGTTTGAGTAATTGTATTGCGGTGTCTATAGACGGATCCATACAAACGGCGTGTAATGGAAAACAGATATTCGTGTCTTATGATTACGGCAGTACGTGGAATATTAAATATAACATTTCTGTAAACAACGTTTTTGTATGCATTTCTTTGAACGGAGAATACCAAACAGTATTATCCTGTGGAGACAACGTATATTCATCGAGCGACTACGGAGAAACCTGGAACCCAATCCAAGAAGAAAATGGTAATTTGTATAATTCAATATGGGGGTTTCAGTATGCGGGTGTTTCCATGTCTTACAGTGGTCAGTTTCAAACAATTGCGTGTGAACACATCTATATTTCCAACGATTACGGTGTTACATGGAGCGAGGGTATTATACCTGATCCGGATGACGGTTTCGGAGATAAAAATTGGAGAGGCGTTTCGATCTCTTCGACCGGTCAATATCAGACCGCCGTCGATTACGGAGGAAACATATATACGTCGAGTAGTTACGGAACCCAATGGGATACTGTTATATCCGATAATTTGATGAGTAGCAATTGGACGGGAGTGTCGATTTCGGCGAATGGGAGGTTTCAGACCGTAATTAATGGTGAGTACGGAACGGTGCATATGTCGATTGATTACGGAAAAACGTGGTACCAGTCGGATTCAACCGTGATACAAAATAAGAATTTGGAGGCGGTTTCCGTTTCCGCGAATGGACAATATCAGACGGTGGTAGAAGACGGAGGTGCTATTTACATTTCTAATCTGTTGTAAAACACCGATAGAAAAGTATTTAGATAATGTATAGGTATGCCGTACGCAACTAGAAAAGTTCGTGGAAAAGACTGTTACAAGGTTTTCAACAAGGTGAATAAAAAAGTGTTTTCCAAATGCACGACGAAGAAAAACGCGGAAAGTCAATTGCGACTTTTACGCGCTCTTCAAAACAACAAGAAATTCGTGCCTAGGAGAAATTCGACACGCAAACGAAGAAGACTAAAGACCGGATAATATCACATGTGTGTATTTATGGTGAATGGTTTCTTAGTATACTACACACATGTTCTCGTCTAATCGTCTTATTCATATCTAGATTATTTTTATTACAATAATCAAAAAGCATTTCAAACACTACTCTTTCGGGAGCATATGTCCATATGTAAGGATTGAGATTAAAATAATAAACATCACCGTAACCCATAACTGGGAGAACTGCAGGAACCGGGGTTTTATAATTATAACTGAACAAATTATTGTCTAATCCGTTACAATAACATTTCATAATATTGGGTTTACCTATTGCAAACCAGTCCCAATCTATTAATAAATCCAGTTCTGGGTTTTCTGTAAATAATTCAATCATGTCAATAATATTGGCTGTAAATTTACAGTCAAATCTCATGCGTACTATATAATCACAATCGTCAAAGTCCGCACTACTTTTAAACAAATTATAGCAGTCCAATATTTTATGCTGTTGGTAAACAGTGTTCGGGTATTTCATAAAGCCTCTAAAATCGATTTTCTCATATTCTTCAAAATAATCTTTAACGTCTTTAGTTTTGTACATTGTGTCTTTTAAATAAAATTCGGTTTTATCCGGAGTTCCCGGTAAATTTATTTTTCCACAGAAATTTCCCAAATTCGTTGGTTCTAATAAATGTATATTACCGATGTTTTCCATCGAGAAGTAAGAAACAGTCTTTTCTAAATTGATATCGTCTGTCGAAAAAAACATCTTGTACTTATATTTACTTTTAAAATCGTCAGTAAATACAAGACTGTTATAACTATTTAAAATGTCAAGGTGGCTAATGTCTGGGCTATGACCAAATGGAGAATTTCTGGATTGTCCAGATACTAAAAATACTATCTTTTTCATATACTATTTCATTCTATAATTTTTAGCCGGATAAATACGAGTAAAGTTTGTAATTACTAAATAAAATAAATATAGAAAATATGCACGTTATATATATTAGTATACAATGAACACATTAAGCGAAGAACAACAGCATATATTGGATATAGTAAAAACCGGATCGAATGTAATGGTGGATGCGGTAGCGGGAACCGGGAAAACCACGCTCATATTGAGCATCGCCAAAGAACTTTCTACAGCAAGTATTCTACAGATGACTTATAACTCCTCTCTCCGCCTGGACGTGAAATCCAAGGTGTCCGAATTGAAATTGGAGAACATCCGGGTCCACACCTTTCATAGTTTAGCTGTTAGATATTACAAACCGAACGCGTTTACGGACACGGAATTGCGATGTATACTTCTGAAAAACACGCCGCCGCGTGTCGAAATCCCCCACATCGACGTGTTGGTTCTCGACGAATGCCAAGATTTGACCTTCCTGTATTTCCAATTCATGGTGAAGTTCGTCAAAGATATGGGTCATCCAATACAACTGTTGATTTTGGGCGATTATATGCAAGGGCTGTACGACTTCAAAGGGGCGGACGTGCGTTTTTTAACGATGGCGGATCGGATATGGCAATACGCACATTTTCCGATGTTGAAGACGCGCGAGTTTCATAAATGCACCATGCAAATGTCGTTTCGCATCACGAACCAAATGTGCTCCTTCGTCAACGACGTTTTATTGGGCGAACCTCGTATGAAAGCCTGTAGAGATGACCAACGCGTGGTCTACATACGGCAAACGAGGAACAATTTGCTCAACATAGTTTGTGCGGAAATCAATAAATTGTTCGAACAGGGAGCGAAACCCTGCGATATTTTCGTGTTGGGTCCGTCGGTGAAAGGTACCGACAGCAATATTCGCAGAATAGAGAACAAATTGGTGGAAAGAGACATACCGTGTCACGTACCGATGATGGAAAGCGACAAGATCGACGATCGCGTTATCGGCGGGAAAGTGGTGTTTTCTACATTTCATTGTGTCAAGGGTCGACAGCGCAAATACGTTTTTGTAGTGGGTTTTGATCATTCGTATCATCGGTTTTACGCACGAAACAAACCGATTGACGAATGTCCCAACACCATCTACGTTGCTAGTACAAGGGCAATGAAAGGTCTTTATGTATTGGAAAGCAATCAGAAACCGGAAGATCGTCCGTTTCAGTTCTTGAAGAAAAACCACGTGGAAATGAAAAAATGCGACTACATCGATTTCCGGGGAATGCACCAGACGAATTTCCAAGAACCCGTCAACAGTCGCGCCGGCGGCGCCGACGGAGACAGACCGAAAAGCCAGATACGCACTTCCCCCACAGATCTGATCAAGTTCATTCCCGAAAGCGTGATTGAAGAAATATCTCCTATTCTAGACAAGATTTTCGTTACAGAGATGGCCGAACACGACGTGATTGAAATACCCAGTGTTATTGAAACCAAGATGGGTTTTTTCGAAGAAGTCAGTGATCTCAACGGTATCGCCATACCTTCCATGTATTACGACGATTTATTCAACAGCGAGGCGACGGATAGTGCCAAACGAGGAAATATTCTGTTGGAGTTGATCAAAATGAACATCAGCAATATGAAGGCGAATGAACATATATACTTGAAAAAAATCGTGGAAACGATCCCGGAAGTCATCGAGAACGTGGAAGATTACCTGTATTTGGCCAACATACATTCCGCCATACAAGAGCGACTGTATTTCAAACTGAAACAGATAAACCGCGACGAATACAACTGGTTGAACGAGGAACAAATAAAGGGTTGTCGCAACAGATTGGAAGAGGTAATTGGTGCCGACTGTTACAGTGAAATACCCAGCATTGAAGAGATCATTATCGATTATCACGACGAAGAAATTCACAGTAAAATCGACGAATTCCTGCTTCCCATTTTCGGAGCGTCAAAACAGTTTCGATTTTACGGCCGGGTCGATTTGATAACCCGGAATATAGTGTGGGAACTGAAATGTACGAGCAAGATATCGATTGAACATCTGTTGCAGGTAGTCATATATGCGTGGTTGTGGCACATGAGAAGCGGTGTAGATGTGGTTCACTCCGGGAAAAAAACGTTCAAGATATTCAACATAAAAACCGGGGAAATATTGCGGCTTGATGCCACCATGGATGAGTTGCACACTGTTATGATTGCCCTCTTAAAGGGGAAATACTACGAAGAAGTCGTAAAATCGGACGAAGAATTCATCCGGGAATGTGAAGTCTACATGGAAAAATGTTTTCCACCAAC